GGTATAACGTTATTCCTAGTATCACATTTACGGAGGAGTAACAATGATAGGACTTCGCACGAAGAGGGAGGAAAAGTATCCCTCAGCCAACTTAGAGGATCTCATAGCATTGCTCAACTCAGCGATTCAGTCATCGCTTTGGAGAGAGACCAGCAGAGCGAAAATGATAGAGACGTTACCACTCTTAGAATTATTAAAAACCGTTATTCAGGAGAGACTGGATTCGCAGGTAAAATAAAGTACAATTTAGCTACATCGAGGTTTACTGAACATGAAACTACGACAACACCAATTTTCGACCCAAGCACAGATTTCTGAATTGAAACGCCCTAACCCACCTACCAAAGATGCAATCCACCGAGCAAAATTTAAAGACAGAACCTTTAGCTGGGACAACAGTAGTAATAGACCTAGAAACAAACGGTCTGCTTAAGAATACAAGTACAATTCATTGTATTGTTATTCATGACTTAGAAACAGGACTTACTGAACGTTTTAATGATACAGGTTCTGAAGAATCAATAATTAGAGGTGCTCAACATATTGAGTTAGCTGATAGAATTATTGGTCATAATATTATAGGCTTTGACCTACCTATAATAAAAAAGATGTATCCATGGTTTGAACCTAAGGGAGAAATTATAGATACTCTTATCTTATCTCGACTATATCACCCCAATTTACTAGAGATAGACAAAAGAAGAACATGGAAACATATGCCGTTACAATTATATGGTAGACATTCACTCGAAGCATATGGTTACCGATTAGGAGAATACAAAGGAAACTTTGGTAAAGAAACTGATTGGTCATCATGGTCACAAGAGATGGAAGACTACTGCGTACAAGACGTTGCTGTTACTAAAAAACTATGCAATCACTTCCACCGTTACCTGAGTGGGTCAAACTAGAACACAAGGTAGCACAAATACTTACACAACAGGAGATACATGGATGGTACTTTGATGAGGATGCTGCACGGAAACTTGAATCTGCTCTCAGAATTGAGTATGAGACGATTACTGAAGTATTACGAAAGAGGTTTCCTTACGTCGCAGGAAAGGAATTTACTCCTAAACGAAATAATAGCCGCCAAGGGTACATCGAAGGTTGTACATTTACTCGATTAAAAGAATTTAACCCATCATCACGGGATCATATAGCATGGATCTTACAAACACATTGTGGTTGGACGCCCGTATCAATGACATCCACAGGAAAACCAGTAATAGACGAAACAATTCTCAAAGAGATTGGGACGGATACTGCTCTGAAGTTCTCGACACTACTGGATCTGACGAAGCAGTTAGGAATGATATCCGAAGGCGTGAACGCATGGCAAAAGCTTGTTACGAAGTCTAGGATACATCATTACTGTGCTACGACTACAGCTACATTTCGATGTGCTCATCGTACACCCAACCTTGGACAGGTTCCTGCTGATGAACGTTTTAGACGTTTATTTACAGCTACACCCGGTCAACGCATGGTCGCAGCTGACTTATCGGGTATAGAATTACGCATGCTCGCTCATTATCTTGCTAGATATGACGGAGGTCGATATGCAACCATTCTCACAACAGGCGACATTCACCAAACTAATGCTGACAAAATTGGAATTACCCGTAGACAAGTCAAAACCGTTACTTATGCATTCTTATATGGATGCGGAGATATTAAATTGGGACATAGTTATGATCAATTATTATCAGAGGATGAAGCTAGAAAAAAAGGCAAAGAAATTAGGAAAGCTTATGTTGATGCCATTCCGGGTCTTGCAGAGTTGTTACAAGCTTGTAAGATACGTAGCCAAAGAAATTTCGCAAACGCCATCGACGGTCGTCGTATCAGCGTGGACAAAGGGCATAAGTTTCTCAACTACCTCTTACAGGGAGGAGCAGCGGTCATCGCTAAAAGATGGATGGTCAGATCCCATGAGCGAATATTACAAGGAGATGTAGACTGTCACCAACTTGCTTTTATCCATGATGAATTACAATTTGAATGTAATCCTAAACACGTAGAAGATCTCAAGTCCATATTAGAATTATCTGCTATTGAAGCAGGTGAGCATTACAATATGAGGATTCCTATAGCTGCTGAAGCTAAGGATGGAGAGACTTGGGCAGACACCCACTAATTTATGAAAATTTTAATAGACGCAGACTATATTGTATATAAGTCTTGTGCCGCAGCAGAAAGTGAAGTAGACTTTGGCGATGATGTTATCCTCGTTACAAGTAATTTCAATGATGCTTACAACGCTGCAAAGCGTGAGATAGAAAGAATCGAAAAGAAACTTGGTGACTTTTCAACTACTATATTGTTCTTTTCAGATAGCGTAAATTTCAGAAAAGAAATTTTACCATCCTATAAAGGACACCGTAATCGTAAAAAACCATGTGGATACAAACGTATCATTAGTGCTCTTGGAAAAGAGTACAAAGTCATCAAGAAGCCTTCATTAGAGGGTGATGATGCACTTGGTATTTATGCCACAAAATTTCCGGGTAATATAATTGTCTCACCAGACAAGGACATGAAACAGATTCCCGGTCAGCTGTATAACTTTGACGATGTTTTCACAATAACGCCTGAGGAGGGTGCTAAATGGCACTTGCTTCAAACAATGGCAGGTGATAACACCGACGGATATGCTGGAGTACCTACAATCGGCGTAAAAAGAGCTGAAAAAATCTTTGAGGAAAAGGGTTACACTTGGAAAGCCGTAGTGGAAACCTTCGAAGAAAAAGGTATGACAGAAGACGATGCTCTAGTTAACGCTAGACTTGCAAAAATATTAACTGCTGATGATTATGACTTCGAAAGAAAAGAACCTAAACTTTGGTCCCCCTCCTCCGATTACAGAGTTAACTGCGGAACAGGATCTAAAAATGAGACTGATAGCCGACAAACTAAAGAGGGATGACGTTAGAAAAGAAGATATGATTACAGTATTCTTAGCATTACAAAAACAGAATTTTGTATTAAGCAATTCTTTAATGAATTTAATTGACAAATGGCCGCAAGAGCCTGTCACCACCTTTGGAATTTTAATTTAATGACAACAGAACTTATCTCCCGTACTGGTCGGGTCCAGTCTTGGCTGGATAACCCAGAATCTAGACTTCCAGTTTCATGTACTGTATTCGTAGTCGAGGACACAATGGAAGGTCCTGACGGAATTGAAGCCAGCTGGAGGTTCGTTTCCCATGCTCTCCGATACGGAGCTGGGGTAGCCGTTCACTTATCAAAGATCAGACCTAAAGGACATGAAAATGGCCGAGGTCTAGTTGCTAGTGGACCAGTATCGTTCGCAAAAATTTATTCTAGTTTAAATGAAACATTACGTAGAGGCGGTCACTTCAAAAACGGTGCTGTGGTTGCCCATCTTGATATTGATCACCCCGATATTCTTGAGTTCGTGCAAACGCCCAGAGAAGAACTCCCATGGATTAAGCGATGTGTTAACGTCGATAGAGAAAAATGGCTTGGAGCAGACATTAGAACAAGAGAAGTCATACTACAAGGAATTGCCAAAGGAGATATTTGGCTCAACAAAATAAAATATGACAAACAATCTAAACGAATTCGTGGAAACGTCTGCCTCGAGGTTTACCTGCCCTCACGAGGAACTTGCCTCTTACAACATGTTAATCTCGGTGGATGCACCATCGAAGACCTCCCGAAAGCTTTCGCTGTGGGTATGTCTGAATTGTGTGAACTCCATAGCAAAACAGGCGTCGGAAATACAGGCGAGTATTTACCTTCCGAAACGGACCGCCAAGTCGGACTTGGATGCCTTGGACTAGCTAATTTCTTAGCAAATAATAATGTAACGTATGCAGATTTTGCAAATGCGTTAGAAAAAAAAGAGTGTAGTCAAACAGCATTATATATAGTTGATGAATTACACGCAGCTATAGAAGGAGCAGCAGTCATAGCTCGTCACAATAACATGGCTCGAGCTTTTGCCATTGCTCCTACAGCATCTTGTTCTTACAAGAGTAGAGATGTAAAAGGATATACTTGCACTCCTGAAATAGCACCACCCATTGCTAAAAGTGTAGACCGTGATTCGGGCACTTTTGGTGTAGAAAAAGTTGAATACGGCAATGTCGAAATTGCTTCGGAAGTTGGTTGGGACGTTTATAAACGTGTAACTGATGGTATCGTAAAATTATTCGACGCTACGGGACTTCTTCATGGATACAGCTTTAACTCTTGGAGTGATGTTGTAACCTACGACAATGCGTTCGTTGAAGAGTG